GTGTTCCATTCGATATGTTATTCCCAACAGGTGATAGAGACCTCAATATCCTTGAGATGGAGAATGAATTGGCTCCTTATAAAGTAGGAGAAGCTGTAGCACAGGTTAAATTTAATCGTGTTGAACAAGCTAATTGGATTGTAGTAGACGAGTTAACAGATACTTCTAGAGGTGCTGATGGTGGATTGGTTAGAAAATGATTACAAAAGAGCAATTAAGTGAATTTCTAGACCGATATAGTAATTTTGATAAAGCTGTTATAAGAATGGGAGAAGCCATTTCAGGTAAATCCTATCCTTATAACACTGACTTATTTGAGACTGATTGGTATACTTATGTAAGTGAAATGTATGACATTTTCTTAGAGTCTCATTTTACAGACGAAGGTATTGATTGGATTAATTACTACTTCTTTGAAGATATCGAGGACCATTTAGTAACTATTACTGTATCAGCAGATTTATTTGATAAAGAACGTGAAGTTAAATATCATCTAAATAGTGTAGATGAATTATGGGACTTCCTAATGACTGATAAGAAATTATATTTCAAGGATGCAAAATGATTTGTTTTCTCCTCAAGAAATGATTCCTAATGAAAAAACTTGGTATCTTGTTAGTAAAGATACTAAAGGAAAGATAAGAATTGCTATCGTTAATTATGAATTAATAAATCCTAAGGACCCACAAACTAGGTATTTTATTATTCATAGAACATCTGGACAACTTGGAGGCAAAAGAACTTCTCAGCCAGATAAAATGGTAGAAAGAGGAAAAGCAACTCGTAATCTTTGGGAACAAGTAATGCTTGAAGCTAAACACTTAGTTAAAGAGAAACTTGACAAAGGTTATAGAGAAATAGATAAGGATCCTGACGAATATAAAATTTCTGAATTAGAAGCTATTTTAGGTGAAATAGTTACTGGTCAAAATGGTGTTCCAAAACCAATGCTTGCTAAACAAGTAGACAAAGTAACTAACACTAAAATATTTGATAAAGAGTGGTTAGCATCACGTAAAATTGATGGACTTCGTTGTCTTATATTTATGGGAGATGACGGTAAACTTCATACAGCTTCCCGTGGTGCTATGAATTACGATGCTGCTATGCATCAAATACTTGACCATAAAGATCTTATTGAAATATTTAAAGAAAATCCTGGTTTAATTATGGATGGAGAGTGTTATCATCACGGTTGGACTCTCCAACAACTTAACTCTATAGCTAGAACTCAAAAGACTGCTGTAGATTATGATGTATTACAATTCTATTGGTATGATGTAGTAGATGTTAATTCTACATTTGATGAACGTTTTGCATTTATGCAAGATATCAGAGACCAATATAATTTTACATTTGAGCCAGAAAGAAACTTTGAACCCGGAGAACTTCGTATACAATTTGTTCCGCAAGTACCTGTAACAGGTTATGATAAAATGCTTGAACTTCATAATCAATATGTATCAGAAGGTTGGGAAGGACTTGTTGTACGTGATCCTGATAAACTTTATAGACCTAATGGTAGAACCAATGATATGGTTAAGATAAAATGCTATAAATCAGAGGAATTCTTAATTACAGGATATGAACTTGGATTAAGAGGGAATGAGGATATGGTATTTTTACTTGTTACAAAAAAAGGAAAGCCATTTAAGGCTAAACCTCATGGAGACAAGATTCAAAAAGATTGGTATGTTGAGAATTTTGATGAAGAGTGCTTAAACCACTATGCTACTGTAAAATACTTTTATATGTCTGATGACAATATTCCCCTTCAACCTTCAGTTTCAAATATAAGAATTGAAGAGGATATGCCTAAATAATAAAATATATAAGAATTTTTGATTTAAAATCCATAATCTGTATATTTGTATAGTTAATATATAAATATAAAAGATTATGGAAGAATTGAAAAAATTAATTATTGAAAATCCTAAAAAACCTACCAAGGGATATATAGGATACATTTATGTATTTTATAATACAATTAATAACAAGTTGTATATAGGCAAAACTACAGAATTATATACACTTAGATTTAACGAACATAAATATAATGCATTTACTAAAAACATTGTTACTTATTTTTATAATGCATTAAGAAAATATGGATGGGATTCCTTTGAAAGATACGTTATATATCAAACAGAAGAATTAGAAGATAAAATAGAAATAGATAAAATTGTTTTAGAAAAAGAACGATATTATATAAATTTATTTAGATCTGATATGTCTGAGTTTGGATATAATATGACTAAAGGAGGAGATGGTATTTGTGGATATAAACATTCTAAAGAGGTAAAACATAAAATGTCAGAAGATAGAAAAGGAGAAAATCATTGGAATTATGGAAATTTAAATAATCCTACTTCAAGTATTATTTTACAATTTGATTTAGATTTTAATTTTATTAAAGAATGGCCTTCTATGTCGGAAGTAGAAAGGGAATTAGGATATAAAGCTAATAATATATCAAGATGTTGTTCTAATAAAATTGATTCTTATAAATCTTCTATATGGGTTAAAAAAGAAGATTATTATGAAGGTTATTTACAAAAATATAAATCAAGAGCAAAATGTAAATCTAATGATAAAGCTGTTTTACAATATGATTTTCTTGGAAATTTTATAGCAGAATATATAAGTTGTGCAGAAGCTGGAAGAGCTCTTGGAAAAAAGAACATAAGCTCTGCAGCATCTGGGAAAGATCCTCAAGCACATAGTTATATATGGATATATAAAGAGGATTTTTCAGAAGAATTATTAAAGGATAAGTTAGAAAAAGTAAAATCTTGTAGATTTTATAAAAAAATAATAGCTGATTTATCTAAGAATTTAGAGACGATATAGAACAATGAAATATGAAATAACAGTAATTAGAGAAACTAGAAATAAAGATATTTTCTATGTCGAAGCCAATTCTAAAGAAGAAGCAGAAGATTATGTATATGAAAATTCTGATAGTTGGGATGATACTGAAGAATATGATATAACTTATTGGGATATTCAAAGTGTAAAAGAAATTAATAAATAAGTTTATGATTAGACATTATTTATGATGAACGAAACGGATAAAAAAAATGCTGTCATCAATTGTTTTAAACAAATGATTGCTAATTGGAGTTGTTTAAATGCTTCTCCAACAATGAATGTTTTAACATTAAATTGTTTAGATTCAGAATATGAAAAAATAATTGCCGAAGCATATAAAGATTATATAAGATATGAATCTTCAATATGTTATTACTTTGCTATAGAAGGTAATTATATAAATCTTCCGAAGAATGATCCAGATAGTGATAAATACAACAATGTTAAGAGAAATTGATGAGCGTAGGCTAATAAATGCCTATGCTCGTTTAATTTATGAAACAGAAGTCGATATTACTGATGATAATGTAATTAAAGTAAATCTTATTAAACTATTTGATTGGGATATAAATGGAGATAATGGTTTAGGAGTTTATTGTGGAAAGTTTGAATCTATTAAACGAAAGGATTGGATTACTTTAATTCAGTTTATTAAAGATAATGGATATGAAATTGAACAGATTTCCAGAAAACCATTAAAAGAAAAACGTCTAGAAGACATTAAAGTAATTAATGATATTCTAGAAAAGAAAGAACTCCATAATATAGAAAGATTTACTAACGAAAATTATAAGGTTAGTGGAAGAGGTAAAAAAGCTAAGCCTTGTATATATGAAGGTAGAGAATATAAGTCTCGTCAAGAATGTATGTATAAAGAAGGTTTAACTAAATATCAAATATGGAAATATTTAAAAGAAACTAATCAAATATGAAAATAAAAGTTAAACGTTGTACTGGAGATAGTGGATTAGAAAATTTTTTAAATAATGAACTTGATTATAAAGGTTTTCGTCCTGAAGTAATTATAATTGGAATAACGCAAGATAGGGGTTGTTATACAATTATTTATAAAGATTATGATGAAAAATGAAAAATATTATTTCTTTATATAATAGAGATGGTGCTACACTAACTCTAACTAAAGGTAAAAAAGTTGATACAACTACTAATGAATGGAACCTCACTGTTGATGATGATCATATGTGGGTAATGGAACATTGCCGAATTATTGGTAATGTTGGCAACATCGAAGCTATTGATCCATCTGGAGGTCCATTCTTAGCTGTTGGAGATATGATTAGAAAATATCAGATAATTAAAATTGTGGATTGTACTACATTTTGGTTAAGTGAAAGAAATAACAACTGAGAAGAATATTCTCACGGAAAATAGTGAAGTATTACAGAAATACTTTAAAGATATTTCTAAATATCCAATATATAAAGGTGAGGAACAAATAGAATTAGCTAAACAAATGAAAGCTGGAGATAAAAAAGCTCGTGAAAAACTTATTAATTCTAACTTACGATTTGTTGTAACTTGTGCAAAACAATTTGTTGGACAAGGTGTTCCTCTTATAGACCTTATAAATAGTGGAAATCTAGGATTAATTCAAAGTG